ATTGATGAAATGCGCAAAAACTACAGATAATGAAACTAAAGAAAAGCAATAAATCTGTAAAGGTCTCAGCACCAAAGGGTTACCACTGGATGACAGAAGGTGGTCGTCACTTCTTAATGAAAGGAGATTACAAACCTCATAAAGGTGCTTCACCAGAGGCGCCATTTAGAATTGTAACACACGCTAAGGGTAAAAGTGATCCGGCAATGGACGCTGCACGCAAGGCTAAAAGTTAAAATCTTCTTCTCCACGCATCTTTCTATAAAGCCTGGCTACTACAAGCCTACCTTTTTGTGATAAAGCATAACGTACAGCGTAATTATACTTAGTCTCATCCCTAAATATGTGATCTTCTAGTTTATCACTAGGAGTGAGTTTATCGAAGTGCTTATATATGTACCCTTTTTTCTTTATGTTCCAGATAAAGTCTTTGCGCATTTGAGTCTCACTTCTATTCATTGCCTCTGCGACATACTTAATCGTCCAAAACTCCAGGTCATAAATAAACATGATGAAGTCTACCTCTAATCTAGTGAGGTTATAGTTGTGCTTCGCGTCTCTGTATAGAAATGTAATATTGTTCAGATAGTTTTCTTTAATAAACTTTTTGTCTATCTTAGAGAACGATCGAAATAATTTCTTTCGGTCTACGGTACTTTTTGGCATATCAGTATCTTTGCTCATACAAACATAATCATATGGCATCACTTAGCGGAAATAAAATAAAAGATACATTTAACCTTTTGCTTAAACTAGCAAACAGCAATGTAGGCTCTTCAGAACAAGTAGTTCAAGATGGAGCAGGTAATAACTCAGCATTAAAAATATCCACTGATACAGTAGAGACCACAGGTGCTCTTAAAATATCTGGGACACCTTCTACATCAACTTCAGTTACTTCTGCTCTTATGCTGTCTAGTAGCGGGGTTGTAGTTACTCGTAACCTCAGCACCAGTCCAATTGGTACTGCATCGATCACAGCAAACACCCCACTGTCTGCAACGGGTAGCACTATTGAATTAAAAGACCCAGCGCTACTAAGTCAAATCACTCAGCCAGCGACTAATGATAAGTATCTGATCTGGGACGAAAGCACCAGTGCTTATAAATACATTGAGCAATCAGATTTAGCAACGGCAGTAGGTAATTCTATAACCGCTGGAACGTTAACGCAAGGCATTATGTTTGCTCGTCAAAGTGCAACCATACAAATGAGCACTACAGCGGTTGTCGCGATTGGTTCGTACGCAGAGATATACGAGGACAGTTCGGCGACTACTTCAACTACAGCAACTGGGAGTTCAGTATATTTTGGTACACTCGTAAACACTGCTAGTCCACCACTCAATGGCTTGACTCTCGGTACAGTTTCTGATCCAAGAGATGCTGTTCTAATCAACGAGATTGAAGGATGGTTTAGAATAACAGGAACAATCCAAGTGATTCTAACAGCGGGTGCTGACTTTAATATAGAAGTTGGAGGGACAATCATTCGAAGTATAACAACATCAGCAGACGCAGGTGAAATAAGTACAATTACTCTCCAGGCTCTTTATTATTCGGATGGAGTGTCAGGTTATATGGTTAGACTTACGGGTAAAGCCGATGGGCTTGGTGTTAACGTGTATGCCACCCAAACATCTCTGGAGGTTGATTACATGGGTGATAACGCAACCTTATAATGACAGACAGTGATAGAAATGATTTCTTTAAAAAACTCCGTTTAAAACTCTCTGAGATCGATGACCTTATGGACGCTTACGGAGGCAAGGAGGACTTCACGTCTATATACTGCTTTGGATCTTTTATACCAGGAGACGAAGTATTAGACACAAACGACAAGTACGAATTCATGTGCGGTATGCATATGGTAGAAGAAGAAGAATTTGAATTAATGATAAATTCAGTAGTAGAATCTTATAACGATTATTTTGAAGACAAAGACGATAATCCAGATTCATCAACCATAAACTACTGGTTAAACTAAATGGAATGGAACTTATTCGAAAGATCATCATCGGGCAGAACCCGAAAGATGCAATGGCTTACTATGTAGGTCAGTCAGCAGGTGAATCAGTAATTGACTCAATCATATTAGACGAGAGATGTTTTGTTAAATATGGAATTCGTCGCTATCTTGTATACATCTACAACAAGGAACAAGGCGTCATGCTTTGGAAGACTGTTGATGATATGCCAGTATTAATTGAACATGATTGTGACTTCGAATGATAGTAATAGACAATTTTATTAAAGACACCGAACTCCTTATGGAAGTTGAGTTCAACAAGGAAAAGTTTTTCTCAGAAAACGGCACCTACTTTTGGTGGAACGGATGGTGGAATTCTCCAACAGATACATTAAAGAAAAGATTGATATCATATATATGGGAAGAAAATCCTATATACGAGTCTGTGTCTCTTGATGGGTTTGAGTATTGGACTGGTCAGTATGGTGAGGGTAAATCTGTATGTGACCTAAACTTACACCTAGACAAAGATGAAGACCTTTGGAAATCAAAAGGAGAACTTTCTTCTCCTATTATAGGTACAGTGTTTTATCCGTTGCAAATGGAAATTGAAGGTGGATACCTAGAGATATTCTCCAATGGCCCTGACAGGGAGCCTGAGCGCATCGAAGCGAAGTATAATAGAATGATCATCTTTGATGCTGGTAGCCACGAGCACCGGGTAACAGCGGTCACGAAAGGAACAAGATCTGCTCTAGCAATAAATCTATGGGACGCTGCTCCTACTACGAAATTAAAGTTTGAGGATACAGAAAATAACGTATTACGAGTTTTATAATGAGGCCTCTAAAACATTTCCTGGTAAAAGTACCTAGTGTAACACGGGACAGTGTAACCGTCAACGGAGAAGAAATTTTCTTAGACACAAGATTCGATGAGTTCAAGCATAGAACCATGGAAGGCGAAATTGTAGGGGTGCCAGAGAAGTATGACACAGGTGCATCCGTAGGAGATACTATGTATTTTCATCATCACGTTGTGCTTGGAGGTAATCACTTGGTGCTTAAGGACGGTGTTAATGAATTAGAAGAGAGTTCTAAAAGAGGTCAGTGGCTTGATCCTAACAACGATGTATATATAGTTTATTACGAAGGAGGGTATGATCCACTGTCTTGCCAGGCTTATGCATATAAGAGTAAGGAAACTGGTGAAATAAAACTGCTAGGCGAATGGGTGTTTTTAGTACCCGCAGAACAAGAACAAGAACTACAGAGTAGTGTTGTTGAACTGATAGACAAAGAAAGAGAGTACAACCAATATGGTTATATAAGGTTTGGTTCTGATCGTCTAGAGGAATTAAATCTATATCCTGGAGATAAAGTAATAATCAGAAAGAATGCTGACTACTTAATGGATGTGGATGGTGAGAAATTATTCAGAGTCTACTTAAAGCACATCTATGGCAAGGTCCTCGAAACAGTATAACAATATAAGTACAGCGCAGAGACTTGTTGAAGCAATGCAGATTGCTATTGATAATATGATCAATGAAATACAAAAACCTGTAGACCAAGAACTTAGCGGTTCTCAAAGAAAAGCAGAACTTCAAGCAATTAAAATTACCGCTGTAGATGCTAAAGAACTTATCATTGAAAGGGAAAGACTTCTTAAACTTATTAAGACTCTTAAGGAAAGTGGCGAAATTAAAGAAGAGCAAGATTATTCCGGAGGGTTCGCAGAACAATTCTCAAGGTAATCAAGTATTCATTAGAGCCAGCAGCATCTACTGGGACTACTAATTTAATGTACAACAAAGATGGCGGGTTTAGTAGAAGTAGAACAAGAGGTCGTTGTCAACATATGCCGTGATAATACACAAGGAGATGTTGAGATATACTATGATTTGCCTATACAGTTCCCAAAAAAACCTACTTCAAGAAAAATTCTATTTCACGACAAGAAAAAAGAAGATCAAAGATGGGTTCGCCAAGAACTACCTGAAGATTTAAAGCGTATAAGATCAATGGAAGAGTGGATGGAGATGCCGGAAACTTTTCGTAAGAAATATACCCCCTATGTTAGTGAAGAATTTAAAAGACGTAAAGATGGATTATGGTTTTACAACAACGGGGTACCTACCTATATCACCGGGAACCATTATTTTTTCTTGCAATGGTGTAAGATTGACATTGGCTACCCGTCGTTCCTCGACTTTCAAAGGAAACTATTCGTACATCTTGAAGCCTGTATAAGAGATCCTAGATGTGTTGGTCAGATATACGTTAAATGTCGTCGATCTGGATACACTAATATGTCTGCATCTATACTTGTAAACGAAGGTACACAGGTAAAAGAGAAGTTGCTTGGTATCATGTCTAAGACAGGAACAGATGCCCAGGAAAATATCTTCATGAAGAAAGTGGTGCCTATATATAAATCACTTCCATTCTTTTTTAAACCTATTCAAGACGGTACCACCAACCCACGTATGGAACTTGCTTTTCGTGAACCATCTAAAAGGATCACTAAGAAAAACAAAACATCCTCAAGTGGAGACGCACTTAATACTATTATTAACTGGAAGAATACTACTACCAATGCTTATGATGGTGAGAAACTACATATACTCTATCTTGATGAAGCAGGTAAATGGGAGAAAGGAAACGATATACGTGAAGCATGGAGGATACAGCGTACTTGTTTACTTGTCGGTAGAAGAATAGTCGGTAAAGCATTAGTTGGAAGCACTGTCAATCCTTTAGACAGAGGAGGAAAGCAGTTTAGGGACTTATACCATGGAAGCAATCCAATGGAAAGAAATGATAACGGACGAACACGTAGTGGATTATACTCAGTGTTTATACCTAGTTATGATGCGCTTGAAGGATTCTTTGATAAATATGGATTACCAGTTGTTGAAGACCCAGATACGCTTATGCATACCGAGTACGGTGAACTTATATCTATAGGCGCTAAGACCTATTTAAAGAATGAGCGTAAGGCATTAGTAAACGACTCTTATGAACTTAACGAAGTAATACGTCAGTTCCCCTTTTCAGAGGCCGAAGCATTTAGAGACAGCGCCAAAGCATCTCTATTCAATGTTCAAAAGATTTATGAGCAGGTAGAATACAATGAAGACTTATATCCGTCTCCTATAGTTATAGGGAACTTTGTATGGACAGGAGGAAAGAAAGATACAGAGGTAATGTTTAAGCCAGATGCAAACGGTAGATGGCGTATAGCCTGGATGCCTCCTGCTGATCTAAGAAATAAATCCACACCTGAGAACGCCTGGATAGGATGTGCCGGAGTGGATAGTTATGATATAGATGCAACAGTAGATGGTAGAGGGTCTAAGGGGGCTTGTCATTTTTACAACAAGTTCAACATGGGACACCCATCGAACATGTTTGTTGCTGAGTACGCATCTCGCCCCCCGCTTGCTAAAATATTTTATGAAGATGTTTTAATGGCAGCAAAGTTTTACGGGTACCCTGTATTGATTGAAAATAACAAGTATGGAATTGCAAGATACTTTGAGACAAGAGGTTATGATCATTTCCTTATGGAAAGACCAGAGCACTTAGGTTCTAAATTCCAGAGCACAAAGACTAAAACAAAAGGTATACCGTCCAACTCGAAAGATGTTATACAAGCACATGCTCAAGCAATTGAAGCATATATACATGATCATGTTGGGTTAAATGAAGACACTTTAGAATTTGGTAAAATGTATTTCGAGAGAACCTTAGAGGATTGGGTAAATTTCAAGATTGATGATCGAACAAAATATGATCTTTCTATCTCTGCCGGTTTAGCATTGCTTGCTGCTCAGGGACATAAGCCCGTTGAAACAAAATCAGACTTCACTAAGAAACAGTTCTTCAGGAAGGGTCAGATAATTATACGAAAATAATAAGAAGTATATTTGCATAAGTAGCAATCTCAAGTATGGACAATCAATATAAGACAGGACAATCTTCTTTTCCCGATGCATTAGCAAGCACGGAGGAGAAGATGAGCACTTCCTATGGCCTTCAATACGCAAAGGCTATGTTCGCTCAATGGGTTGGTAGTGACTATCAGAATTCCTTATACGGCAGAAGAAACAGCGAAATGGAACGCTGTAGAGATTATGCACAGGGAACTCAAGACACATCAATCTACAGACAGATACTAAACTCTTTAGATCCTAATAATGGAGACGGAACTTTACTTACACTGGATTACACTCCAGTTCCTATCGTTCCTAAGTTCGTTAAGATTGTTGTAAATAAAATCTTATCTAAAGAACCATATCCTCAGATACAGGCTATTGATCCTCTTTCTAGAACAGAGAAAGACAAGAAGAAGAACGCTACAATATTACGTATCGAAAACCGTGACATGATTGAAGAAGCCATGTCGCTTGGTTTAAATGTAAAACAAGATCCATCAAAATTACCAGAAACACCAGAGGAAACTGAGATCTTTCTTGATACAAACATAAAGACCGACGCTGAGATATCTGCCCAGATTGCTACTGAAATGACTCTTAAGTGGAACAACTTTAATGAATCTATATATCGTCGATGTGTTGAAGACCTTGCTACCCTTGGTATGGCTGTGGCTAAACGCTCTAATGATCCTAATTATGGCATCAAACAAGAGTATGTTGATCCAAAGCGCTTTGTACATAACTATACTGACGATCCGAATTTTGGTGATCTAACATATGCTGGGCACTTTAAGTATATAACAATAATGGATTTGAAACGTATTGCTGGTGATCAGTTTACCGATGCGCAATACGAGCAAATCGCTAAGACCGTAATGAATAAGTACGGCAACAACCCAACTCAATTCTCAACAACAGGAAGTACCTACGATCGTCCTGGTACAAGATACCGTCAAGGTTTTGATGAATATAAGATAGAGGTAATGGACTATGAGTTCATGTCTGTAGATAATATTGTTTACGAGAAAAAAACATCTTCCTTCGGTAACATTGGGTTCTATTACAAAGGTACTGAGTATCAGGCTCCTACTGCTTCTGTTTATGACAGAGAAGCAATGTATATGAGTAATGCTACAGTATGGGGTGGTACATTCATTGTCGGTACTGATTTCTTATACAACTACGGGCCTAAGAAAAACATACCAAAGAACGTACATGACATTTCTCGGGCTAACCTTTCATACAGCGCAATAGCAA